ATGAAGATTAGTATATGGATTTTATATTATTTTGGCGGGTTGGTCTAATGGTTTAGGATGACAGACTTTCGATTTGTAGATAGGAGTTCAATTCTCCTACCCGCTTCGGGGTTATAGCTCAATGGAAGAGCCACTGCTTTGCAAGCAGAAGGTCGTCGGTTCAAATCCGACTAGCTCCACCATGCAGACATAGCTCAATTGGTAGAGCAAGCCCCTTGTAAGGGCTAGGTTAGGCGTTCAATTCGCCTTGTCTGCTCCAAAAAGAGAATTAATTTAATATGAATTGGCCGTCACTAATATAACCTAAGACGGCCTTTTATTTTTAAAAAAGGTGGTGAAAGAATGGTCAACTACCCAACGACTAAAGTCGTGGGCTTGATAGCCCTATGTTGACCAGGCTAAGGTTTGCAACAGAACCTACGTTATCTATGTCATGACACCCTAGGATGCCCTCCTAGTTCTAGGCTCTGTCGTATAGCATTAAACAGGTGTAGTGGGTTAAGCCAGTGTGCTATACATGTAAGCATAGATAACATTGCCGAAGGAGAGGTTACCTGCGTAAGCAGAGGAAAGGAGAAAATCCTATGGTATTTGTATTAGACGCAAATAAAAAACCATTATCACCTTGTCATGAAGCAGTTGCAAGAAAATTGCTTAAACAAGGTAAGGCTGCAATATTTAGAAGATACCCATTTACAATAATCCTTAAAAAAGCAGTAGAAGATACTAAAAACAAGCAAGAATATAGATTAAAAATTGATTATGGTAGTAAGCATACAGGATTAGCTATACTACAAAATAACAATGTAATATGGCTAGGGCAAATAGACCATAGAACAGATATTAAAAAGAAGCTTGATGAAAGACGTATGTTTAGACGTAGTAGAAGAAACAGAAAAATAAGATATAGAAAACCAAGATTTTTAAACAGAAGAAGAAAAGAAGGATGGATACCGCCTAGTTTAGAAAGTAGAGTTAATAATATAAAAACGTGGGTTAATAGATTACAAAAATTAATTCCATTAACTCACATATCTTATGAAAATGTTAAGTTTGATACTCAATTATTAAGAAATCCTGAAATAAGTGGCATTGAGTATCAACAAGGTACACTTCAAGGGTATGAAATTAGAGAATATTTACTTGAAAAGTTTGGTAGAAAATGTTGCTATTGTGGGAAAGAAAACATTCCATTAGAAATAGAACATATAATACCAAAATCAAGAGGTGGAACAAACAGAATTGATAATCTCTGTTTAGCTTGCCATGAGTGTAACCAGAAGAAAGGTAATACGACAGCAGAAGAATTTGGTTATCCTGATATACAAAAACAAGTTAAACAAACATTAAAGGATACTTCTGTAGTTAATTCTACAAGATGGAAGGTTTATGATGTGCTTTGTAATAGTGGACTAGAAGTAGAATGTGGTACAGGTGCTCTAACAAAAATGAATAGAGTTAAATTAGGATTACCAAAAGAGCATTATCTTGATGCTTGTTGTGTAGGACAAAGTACACCTGATAAATTATATTTTAAGACAAAAGATGTTTTGTATATAAAAGCAAAAGGTAAAGGTGGTCATTGTAGAACAAATTTAGATAAATATGGCTTTCCGAGAGGATATTTAGCAAGACAAAAATATTTCTTTGGTTTTCAAACAGGAGATATGGTTAAAGCTGAAATACCGAAAGGAAAATATAAAGGCATTTGGTACGGAGAAGTTGCATGTAGAAAATCAGGTAGTTTTGATATTAAAGACAAGGAAGGTCAAAGAGTTGTACAAGGTGTAAATCATAAATATTTTTCAGTTGTACAACACTTTGATGGGTATAGTTATAGAAAGGAGGTAGCAATTCTTACGTAGCGTGTTTAAAATACGCAATTCCTCCACGTGGCTAAAGCCAGTGGCTTCCTTGCGTAAGAATTTGTGAGGTTTCGAGATGGATGTACGTAGGATTTCAAAGCAACAAGAGAAGAGAATAGCAGAGAGGCTGACAAAAAATGTTGGGAAAGCCCGTGTACAAAAGGCTTCTGGGGCTTTGTACTATAAAAAGTCAGATGTAATTTCTGATGTATTCCGTATAGAAGCAAAGACAAAAGCTACTCCATCGAAGCAGATTACTTTAAAGGCGGACTACTTTAAGAAACTGCATATGGAGGCACTGGAGACAGGCAAGATCCCTGTACTGGTTTTCTCTTTTGGTGATGGAAAGGACTTCTACGTACTCGAAGAGCACGACTTTATGGTGATGGCGGGGCGTTTATATGGCGAAGATAAAGAAACGTGAACCAGGTGTGATTTATAGTACCTATGAGATTATGCGATTCAGGATGCGTTATGTAGACAGTATCTTTAACCGAATATCCGTAGGTGATAGATTGCTCCTTTACTCAGAATATTACAAGAACGAAAGAATGAAGGTTATACAAAAGACAAAATACTTGATTGTCATGCAGGGGATCGACCGCCCGCATGAACGTACCGCAGTCAGTAAAATGGATTACTTCTGCGGGGCATGTAAATTCACTACTATAAATGACGTTCTTGTACCGTTAATGGAGGAAGAAGAATGCTTTTAATTAAAGAGAAATCAGATAGGTTAACAGAAGAAATGCTACAGAATCTCGTGGGGAACTACATATATGTACCCCATAACCCTTTTAAAGGGCAAGATGAAAACATCAATCTGTGGTTTGGCGGCCAGTTAATAGGTTATGAGGTATGTAAGCTCTTTTACGATTTCCAGAGCCAAGAGATTGTTGAGGAAGCGGATGTCGCCTACTCTGCCATCTTATCTGACGGGGCGGGGTTTGCTTTCTCAAACGAATGTGAAATCCATTTAGTTACAGAGGAGGAATTTACCGAGTTGATTTTAACAAAAGACGTAAATTCCCCCTAATAGGGGATGGTGATCTTGGGTGTAAAAGTAACACGACATGCAGAGCAACGAGAGAGAAAACGGTGTGGAGTTCCAAAGAAAGCCACCAAAAGATTAGCCCAAATTGCTTTTGAGAATGGGCTTAAACACTCAGAAACAACGGGCAATTTACATAAATACCTGACATCATTGTACTTCAAAAACAAAAAGGCAAACAACTTAAGGGTTTACGGAGATAAGGTATACGTTTTCAGTGATGAAGTTTTAGTGACAGTTTTAAATCTACCAAGAGAATGCATGGAGATAGCAAAGAAATGCTTTGAGCGTAAGCGAAGGGAAAGTGGTTAAGTGATAGATCCAAAATACTCATTATACAATATGGATAATATTAACCGTGCTAAGGAAGACTCTGACTACTTGGGAGAATTAATCACACACAATATCAACCTTGTACGCCACTCTATCAATAAATATGTGAACACTTCTCCCAACTTCCTATATGCTTGTGGAGCGACATATGACGATTTGCTTCAAATAGGCTCTGTAGGCTTCATTAAAGCAATCAGGGCATTTGATACTAAACGGGGTATAAAGTTCTCCTCATTTGCCTCAATAACCATAGCAAGAGAAGTCAAGCACTTCCTCAGAAGCAACTACAGTGTTATGAAGATATCGAGGGGAGCACAACGCCTTATGGTGGAGATAAAGGATATTGAAGCTGAATTAGGAGAAATGCCCTCACCTGCGGAGCTTGCGGTAATGCTAAATGTGTCTGAAAAAAGGATAATGCAGATTCAACAAGTGAGTAGTTTTATGAAAAGTTTGGAGGAGCCGGATAATAACGATATGTGTTGTGCAGATACAATTGAAAGCGGAGATAAGGTAGACCTCAGCGTGGAGGATAAACTGTATATTGAAAAACTTATTGATATCGTCAAGGACAAGCTCTCTGAAACAGAGCTTAATATCTTGAAATTACAACTATCGGGGAATAACCAGTCAGATACTGCGAAGGATATTGGGATATCCAATATGAAAGTCAGTCGTACTATTCAAAAAATCCGTGAAATTTTAAAACAAACAGAATTCTTTGGGTAAACAACAAGGTTTAAATAAAAGTGTTATTCAATTTAAATTTGGAGGTCGAAATATATGGAATTAAGAAAGGAGTGGTTAGTATAAAAGTCACATTTTATTCAAACAATTGTCCAAGATGTAAAATACTGCAACAAAAATTAGATGAGAAAGGTGTGATATATGAAAAAGTATCAGATATAAATATTATGAGACAAAAGGGCTTTATGTCAGCACCTATGCTTGAAGTAGATGGAAAAATTATGGATTATTTGCAAGCAATAAATTGGGTAAAGGAGATATAGTATGATAGACACAAAATCTGTTGTTGAAGGATATTTAAATAAAGCCGATTGGCGTGTTTATGAAAATTCTAATTTACCGTTTAGTTTTGGTGGATTAAATAAATATCTTACATCTGAAATATCAAAAGATTATTGGTTAAGATATGTTTATCCTAAAAAGATAACTAATGCATATTTGAATGGTAAGATGCACATTCATGACCTCGGTGGGTTAAGTTTGTATTGTTGCGGTTATTCGTTAAAAGATGTTTTAATGATGGGTGTTCAAGGCGTTCCAAACATTCCTACTTCTAAGCCTGCCAGACATTTTGATGCAATATTAAATCAATTAGCAAATCTTATTACTGTTTTTCAAAATGAAATTCTCGGAGCTGTTGCATTTAATTCATTTGATACATTGTTAGCACCTTTTGTTAAAAATGATAACTTAACATATGAAGAAGTAAAACAAAATATACAAAATTTTATTTTTAGCATTAATTCAAATTCGAGAGGTGGGGCTGAACCAGCTTTTTCAAATATAACTTTTGACTTAACCCCTCCAGAAGATTTGTTGAATGAAAATGTTATTATAGGTGGAGAATTACAGGATTTTGTATATAAAGATTGTCAAAAAGAAATGGATATGATAAATAGAGCTTTTTATGAAATTATGATTGAAGGAGACGCTAAAGGTCATCCATTTGCGTATCCAATTCCTACATATAATATTCATTCTCGTTTTGATTGGGATAATCCCAATAATGATTTGTTATGGGAAATGGCAGGTAAATATGGTTATCCGTATTTTGCTAATTTCTTAAATAGCGATATGAAACCTAGTGATATGAGGTCAATGTGTTGTCGCCTACAAATATCGCTCAGAGAACTGGCACGTAGAAATGGTGGTTTATTTGGTGCAGGAGATTCCACAGGCTCCATCGGAGTCTGCACAATCAATTTACCTCGTATAGCTTATCTAAATAGCGGTAATAAAAAGAGATTTTTTAGAGATTTAGAACAAACATTAGAAATAGCAAAAGATAGTCTTGAAATTAAAAGAAGATGGTTACAAGAAAATGTAATTGATAAAAAATTAATTCCAGCATTTTGTACTTATGTTGGTACATTAAAAAATCATTTTAGTACCATTGGCGTTGTTGGTATGAATGAAATGTGCGAAAACTTCTTTGGAGAAGGTATAGATATTTTAACTAAAGAAGGAAAAGAATTTGCTATTGAAGTTGGCAACTTTATAAGAAATAAATTAGTAGAATTTCAAGAAGAGACAGGTAATCTTTACAACTTTGAAGCTACTCCTGCTGAATCAACTGCTTATAGATTAGCTAAAAAAGACAAGGAAGAATTTGAAGATATTATAACTAGAGGAACAAAAGAAGCTCCATATTATACAAATTCATGTCATATACCAGTGAATAAAGTTGAAAGTATAAAACAAATATTTGACCATCAAGATGATTTGCAAGTATTATTCACAGGTGGTACAGTAGTACACTTATATATGAATGGTGCTATTAGTGGAGAACAAGCTAAAAGTATTATAAAAACAGTATGTCAGAATTATAGAGTTCCATATATAAGTATATCTCCATTAAATAGATATTGCACTGAACATGGTTATATTGAAGATAGAGTAGATAATTGCCCTAAATGCGGTAAACTAGTTGAGAAATATCAACGAATCACTGGTTATTTAAGAAAAGTTGAATTTTTTAATGAAGGTAAAAAATCCGAATTTAGAGAAAGAAGGCAATTGTCTTTATGAATATAAGAATAAAAGGTATTGCCCACGAAAGGCTGGAAGATTCCCCTTTCGTGGGAGCATTAATTTGTGCTGATGATTGTCATATTAATTGTAAAGGATGTTTTAATCAGTATTTAAAGAACGAACCTACTATAGTTATGGATTCTCAAGATATTATTAAAGAAGTGTTAAAAAGTCCATTTAATAAAGGTATTATTTTAGGTGGTTTAGAATGGACTGAACAACCAGAAGAAATGAGAGAATTGATACACTTGGCTTTAAAAAATAATTTACAAGTCATTTTATATACAGGGTTAAATGAAGATGTTTTTTATAAAATATTTCCAGATGTGTGTAAGTTAAATATTTATATAAAATATGGCAATTATGATGAAAATAAACGAGAACAACAATTAAGTTATTTTGGTGTTAAAATGGCAAGCAGTAATCAAATAGTAAAGAAGTTATAGAAAAATATATTCAAGAACAAGGATAAGCCTTCATCCACGAGGCTGAAGCCGTCGTGGTTTTCGGCTAAGATTTTAGAAAAATTTTAATAAGGAGGACCCATAAATGAGTGTAAAAGACATTATTGAATTACTCGTCGTCCCGCTACTTGGAGTACTGACTACGTTCTTGGTATCATTCCTGAGAGTCAAGAGTGATGAACTGAAGGCCAAGATCAACAACAACGTGATTGCTAAATACATAACTCTTGGGGAGCAGATTATTGAAACAGCCGTGGTAGCAATAAACCAAACATTTGTTGAGGAACTGAAGAAGAATGAAAAGTTTACAAAAGAAAAGCAAAAAGAAGCATTTGAGAAGTGCAAATCAATCGTGCTCAGTCTTCTTACTGACAATGTTAGAACCATGTTGGAGTATATCTACGGCGACTTGGATAGCTGGATAGAAACAAAGATTGAGTTATATGTTAATAACCAAAAGAACAATAGGCCCTCGGCTGTCGGCATTACCTTAGTCGAATAAGCTACGCCCAAAAATATTGCTCCATGCTCCCTAACTAACTCCTGAAAGAGAGGTAGGGATTATTCTCCTTACCTCTCTTTTCTGACAGATAAAGCATTATACTTTGCTCTATGAGGATAAATCAATTCCGATATTGTTCTTGATATCCTCAACACAGTCATCGAATGAAATAACTTCTTCCTTCAACGATTCAAATAAGCTATCTACATCAGTCAAAAACTTTTGGATATATTCTTTGTCTTTGCCCTCACCCATGAGGCACATGACGATTGCAATACTGTAATCCCTGACAGTATCTCTTACTGCACGAAGCCCTTCTTGTTTTAATAGAAAATCCACCTGTGGGCGGGTGTACCTTCTATGATCCTGTCTTGCCACAACAATTTCATTTACCATTCAAATTTCTGGATCTTTAATTCTTCTGGTACACAGGAATGCATCATTCTATAATGAATACAACTAATTAATTCATCTTGTTCACTAACCACATACCACCTTGAATCATCAACCAGAATTAGTTGGTCAATACAATGACCTCTAACTTGATTATAGTCAGAAAAGCATCTGTATACCGTACCGTCACTCATTTGAATAATATTTTGATGTGCCTGTTTAATCGTTGCGTTAGTATCATTTTCTGCTAAGAACCTAATTGCTTCACAAGATAATCTATAGTTTAACGCAATTACAGCTATGTATAAACTATTCATATTAACCTCATCGTATAAAAGATTGTTTTTATTCACTAGCCTGGTCGACATAGGGCTATCAAGCCCACGACTTTAGTCGTTGGGTAGTTGACCCTCAAACAATCTTTAAGATTTATCAAAGCATTCCTTAACAGTGTTGATAAATATTTGCTTAAGTTCGTCAGAAAATCCGAATCGCTTTTGGTTAATCTCAATGCTCTTATATATGTCACCGTCCGCATGGCGAAAACATGCTGCCTGCCAGTCAGCAAGCATTTCACATATATCTATGAGGGTCATATCCTTTATCCCGTGGGGGTGATGTTCAGGATGATGCCTGTTTTCTTTGTAGTGGTGGGAGAGGGCAACTTGCATTTCCTTTAGAAAATTGAAATATTCTTCACTGCCATATGTACACCCTCTGAGTTTTGGGGTGTATTCATCAAAGATAGGTTTTTCAGGGTCTTTAAGTTTTGACCCGTCATGACGATATTTTCTTTCATCCAACATGTTTTGCAGTTTGGATATGAATTTACCGACTGTAGCTATATGCTTTTTGGTCTCTTCACTACTGTCATACTCAGGTCTATAGTCGTCACACTTGGAGCAAAATAAAGTACCATTCTTGATTTTTGAACAAACTATATCATACCCACCTGCGGGGTCAAATTTTCTGTAAGCATATTCGCATACAGGATCATTGCCGAATATCTCATGCACTGTGCTCATCTGTAACCCCCATTTCTTTAACTTAACTAACTTGGCAAGAAGTCTCCCATCTTCTACAAGTGGGAGATTAATTGCCAATTATTGTTATGATTTATAAACTCTATATACTTAAAACTAACTTGTTTGTATGATTTATTTGGTATAGTGATATAATTACCTTCTATATCTTGTATATATGCACCACTTAGGAGTTGTTGCCCTTCGCCAATGTTAGGTAATGTGTGTTTTACAAGAAAACTCTAAAAATCGTGGTTGACTGTCCTTACCCCTCAGGACTGTTTACAGAGCCACCATAGAGCCTAGAACTAAGGCATCATTCTAGGGTATGCAATTACCTAACGTAGCTTTCGCTTAGGCTAGTCAACTAGGGCTACACAAGCCCCCACTTCAAGCACCTATGGTGCTAAGTGGTGGGTAGTTGACTTCTTGCTAAAAGTTTGCTTACATCATTGGAAGTACCTATTTTCTTATCGCCATCCCATAAAGTATACTTATTGCTTGAATCTCTCGTGATGATAAATAAGTTGTTGTCTGTCAAAAGCTGATATATAATCTTCTGTGAATGGTGAAATTCAGCGTCTATAAACCCTTGTTTCATAGTTTTTCCTGCCACCTTGACCCAAACTTTTTACTTACCCAACTTCATGCTTTTCTCATTGTTTGCGGCGAACAGCCTCAACTGCTCATTGATTTCTTCTCCGCAAATTTCCCATAGTTTGCTGTAGCATTCATCAATGTTGTCGGATTCGGATAAGTCAGCCCCGCACCCTGCTGTAAATGTAACGTTCTGATAGTTGGGCAATGCCTTCTTAAATTCGCACTGTACATAGATTTTATTAATTGTCATCTTGCAACTCCTCCAACACTTTGGTATCACAGTATCTTCTTGTTCTTCCTGGAATGACTGGATCGGGTTTTTCTCGGATAAGCAAACAGCCGTCACATGCTTCGGGGTCACGAAGCTGACCGCCGTTTACTTTATGGCAACGCTTTTTATGCTCTGCATTGCTCATTAAAATATTTGTCTGCATCTTCTTCACTCACGAGAACTTTGATAGCCCCATTCCAGAAAGGTGAAACAAAATAAGTCCATATGAATGCCCAAAAGCGATTTACTTCCAGTATCACTTCACCGCAGTTCAAACAGTATTTAGCTTTGAATGGCTTACACGGTATGTAAGCTCGTCTTAAATTAGGATTCCTACAGCAGTTATCCATTTACATCATCCTCCAAAATATAGACTTTTACAGGGCGTAACCCAAATTCCATACACTCATCGTGGGCGGATTCACCGAAGAAAATATCAATCCTGTTTCCTTTAATAGCACTGCCAATATCCTCAGCGACATAAATACCGTCAAGGTAGCTGTACTTCTCAGGAAATTCGATATACATTTCAGTGCCCAAAGGAATTACTTTAGGATCGACCGCCACAGTATGATTTTCAGTTGCTCTTTTGCCACTGTATGTAATGCCGTATTCAGGGTGGTCTGGCTTCTTTTTGCAACTTTCAAAAGATAAATCATACGCCGAAGCTACCATCTCAATGCACTCAACATATCTTGGTTTATCACGGGAAGGTGGAGCATTTTCCTCAATTTCCGCAGGATCTTCCTGTTCAGGAGTTTCTTCTACAGG